GTTGGCATTCGGAGAACCATATGTGAACACCACATTGGGAACATTGGTAGTCGGTGGAGCAACAGGCGACATCGTATTATCATCAGCAGGTACAGGAAGTACCGGAAATTTCGGAGCAATTTCAGGTTCTGGATTAGACATTACCGGAAATGCAAACGTTGCAGGTAATTTAACATTAGGTGGTAAATTAACAATAGGAGATAACACATCTGACACAGTTAATGTAGTTGCATCTTTAAGTTCATCACTTATTCCTTCATTAGATAGTGTATTTGATTTAGGTTCTCCTAGTAAACAATGGAGAGACTTATATTTATCATCTGCATCATTATACATTGATGGAACTCAAGTACTTTCATCAAACGCAACAGAATTAATATTTACAACCGATACTGGTCAATCAATTAAATTTAATGAATTAGGTACTGATAATATTACATTACAAACTGTAGACGGAGATATTGAATTAAAATCTTCAGGTGGTGGTGATGTATTATTAGACCCTACTACGGGTTTAATTTCGGTTAAAGGAAATGTTAGCATGCAAGATGGTACGGCTAAATTTTTAAGTTCAGGTGGAACTAACATAGTATTTGGAAATGATTTAGTAATAACTGGTTCTATTACTACTACTGGAGCTATAAACGGATTAACTTTATCAGCGGGAATAGTTTCAAGTTCAGCACAAACAATTGCAAATTTACCAACGGGTGTAGTTTCGGGTTCAGCACAAACAATCGCAAACTTACCAACGGGTACAGTAAGTGGTTCATCTCAAGTAATTGGTATATTGAGTTCATTAAACACATATACTGGTTCAAATGATACAACTAATACAACTCAAACGAGTAGATTAGACCAATTATCAACTGCAAGTGGAAGTGCTATCACACGATTAACCACATTAGAAATTGAAACATCTAATTTGGAAACATTTAGTGGTTCGGCATTAACTAGATTAAGTAATTTAGAAGGAACTGATATCTCAATCACTTTAACAGGCGATGTGACTGGTACGGGAACTATTACTAATTTAGCAAACGTTTCATTTGCAACTACAATAGCTGCAAATTCAGTAGCATTAGGAACCGATACAACAGGTGATTATGTAGGAACAATTACAGGTGGAACCGGTGTAACTTCAACAGGAGCAACATCGGGTGAAGGTATCTCACATACAATTTCAATCGGACAAGCAGTAGCAACATCTTCAAATGTTCAATTTAACTCATTGGGTATTGGTATGGCTGCATCAGCAACTGCAGGTAGAATTGACGCAACAAATGATGTTGTGGCATTCTCATCTTCAGATATTCGTTTCAAAGAAAATATCGTTCCAATCGAAAACGCATTAGATAAGATTTCTAAGATTAGTGGTAACACTTATGATTGGAAAGCTGAAAATAAAATTGAGCACGGATACGAAGGAAACGATGTGGGTGTAATCGCACAAGAAATTGAAGCAGTATTACCTCAATTAGTTCAAACAAGAGAAAGTGGTTTCAAAGCAGTTAAATACGATAAATTAGTAGCATTATTAATTGAAGGTATCAAAGAACAACAAACACAAATTCATTCTTTAACAATCGAAATCGAAAAGTTAAAAGAATCAAAAGGTTTATAATAAATGTATGATGTTTATTACACCACCGCTGGAGGACCCTGGTTCAATAGTGGTGCTGATATATGGGTAACTAATTGGATAAAAGAAGTGGCACCTGATTTAAAAGTCAAGCCACTTCTTATTTTCCATAGACACAAACCTATAAATTACGAAGAATTTCCAATTGATATTGACCATGTTTGGGAAACCAACGAAGATAAAATTATTGAAATCTTTGAAGGTGCAAGACGCATACATATATTACATGGACATTACACCCCAACCAAAGCAGTTCATCAAAATTTAGAAAAGATTGATTCAATTGTTTTCCATAATTTAACCAAAGTGTCTTTAATGGCACAGATGGGAAAAGAAGAATATCTACATTGGTACGGAAATTGGGAATATGAAAACGAATTAATTGATAAAATTAAAAATAAAGTTTGGGTAGGATTGTATCATTTTCCATATGAAACGGAAAATTTACATCATATTCCAAATAATTATACATTCACACAAAATAAAGAACTTTCAACATCAGTAGAATTAGGATATGCAGCAAGAGTTGAAGGTAGAAAAAATGTTGAATACATGGATGGGTTAGGTGGATTCATTTCTACTAATTCAGAAACATTCAACAAATATTATAAAAAGAAATATGGATACAAATTTGAAAAAGCAAAAATTTACAAGTTTGATTACAAATATAAAGAAAGGTTCTATGGACTTGATTGGGGAATATCTCATTCTTGCTTTCAATATGAACCATTTGGATATGGAATATTTGAAGCAGTCGATTGGGGTAAATTACCAATATTACATGAAACATGGCATGTTCCACTTGACTATAAGTACAAAGCGATTGATGAGGAAACATTTAAAAAAACCTACGAAACAATTTGTCAGGATGATTACGAAACCCGTAAAGTAGAATTTGAAAAACTTAAAAATTGGATGATTAAAAACTTTTCCAATAAAGATGAGTGGAAAGAAAAACTTTTAGATATTTATAACGGAGAATAACACTTTATACTATGGCAAGAACAAATTTATCGTTAGGTAATTTATATAGAGCAACAGTGGGTTCGGAAAGAACTACCGAAGCTTCGTCTTTAAATGCAAGAAACGCATCGGCGGGAACTGCAGCATCAATGTTAGCATTCGCAGTTGATTCTATAACAATAAATCAACCAACTTTTACATACATAGTAGAAAGCACATCAGAAAATGCAACTTTTTCATTTGGTTCAGCCGGTTCTTTACATGGAACTAGAGTTGGAAGTGTAGCAGCAAACTATTCGGTAACATTTAATAATGCTAACTTTTCAGTAGGTTCTCCAACATTAGGAGCATCTCCATCGTTTCCAATCACACCCGCAGCAATTAACGCATCAAATTATTCGGAAGCATCATCGATATTATCTATGAAGTATGCCGATGGATATAATACAGCAGCAACAAATTATAATACTACAACTACAAAAACATTATACGCAGTAGACGTTTATAATACAATTAACCAACCTGATTTTTGTTTACTATTTGGTACTAAAGTAACTTTGGCAAACGGAAATGAAGTAAATATTGAAGATTTAAATGTTGGTGATGAAATTAAAGCATGGGAACCAACTGGATTACCAGATGAGTCTCAACCATTGGATAGTGACCAAGTTGAATGGAGATTTTATTTGTCAAACACATTATCAGGTGATGCAAAAAATGTAGTTGTTAGAGATATAACGTTTAATTTCGCAGAAGGATATTTTTCTTTAAATAATGGTTTAATAAATGCAACTGAAACTCACCCATTATATGTTTATGATAATGAGATTGGTAAATATAAGTTTAAAAATGTAGGTGAAATTTTACCTGGAGACAAACTTATTATGCAAGATGAAAGTGAAATTGAAATAACAAATATAGAAGTAGTAACTGCAGATGTTGAAATTGTAACGTTGAATGTAGAAAACGCCGATGTATTTTTATCAAATGGTTTAATTTCACATAACAAAGGAACAACGACTCAACCTTACATTCCATCTTCTGGATTAAGAATGTATGTTGACCCAGGAAAAGCATCATCAACAGATGGTACAGCAACAGCAGACTGGTTAGATTTAGCAGGATATAATACAGGTGTAAGACCTGCAGGTGTAACAAACGCAGCAAGTATAAGTGGTGGTAACCCATCTTATAATAATGGAGCAAGTAAAAAAGAAAAATATTGGACTGGAAATGGTACAAATCAATTCTGGTATAAAGATACTACAACAAATATTAATGGTGGTATTTCTCAATTCAATACTAATACCGGTACAATTCATATGTGGATTAGACCAACTACAACATTGGGTGTAGCATCAAGACACATTTTTGACTACGCGGGTTTTTATGGTTTAGCAATTGAATCATCAGATAGCTCTACTTTAAATAGAGTAAAATTCTATGGTAGTGCATTAGGAAATAGTGGCCAATTTACAACTTCATTATCGGCAAATGTTTGGTATATGATTTCAGCAACATTCCAACCATCAGGAGCTGTAACGGTTTATGTAGATAAAACATCAGTTGGTGCATTTGGAGGAGCAGCATTTACGGCACCATCATCAACAAACTTTTTAACAATTGGTAGTAATAGTGCAAGAACAACATTCTGGAACGGACAAATTGGACCAGTATTATTCTATAACACATTACAATCACAAGCATCAATAGGACAAGTATACGATTATTTCTCTCCAACATACAAATAAGATTTTGTTGTTTTGATTGAAAATTTTATATTTATATTGAGAATTAATAAATTTAAATTAAAGCATATAAAATGGCAGAAAAGATAGTATCACCAGGCGTATTTACAAAAGAAAACGACCTTTCATTTTTACAACAAGGTGTGGCTGAAATAGGTGCAGCATTCATCGGCCCTTTCAAAGAAGGCCCATTAGTACCAACAATTGTAAATTCACAAGCTGAATTTGAAACTCTTTTTGGAGTAGTAGATGACACATATTATACTCCTTTAGCAGTACAATCATATTTAAGAGAAGCTGGAACTGCAACTATTTGTAGAGTAGCTGGTATTGGTGGTTACACTGAAACAGCTCCATTATTATTAACAGCAACTTCTGGCTCAGTATCCGCATCATTGGGTATTTTGTTCAATACATCTACAAACTCAAATGCAGGTTTATTCGGAGCACAAGTTAGTGGTTCTCAAACCGGAGCAGGTGATTTTGTATTAAGAACTAATAGTGGTAGTTTATCATTATCTGCATCTTTAGACCCGTCTGATACAAACGATATTGAAGCAGTATTTGGGACATCGGCATTAGGTTCAAAAACCGCATATGTTTATGGGTTTTTTAAAAATTCATCTATAACATTTGATGCAAGTTGTTCATCTTCGGTAACTGTATTAAACTCACAGGATTTTACAGATGATGCACAAGAAGCATTAACTCCAATGATTAAATCACAAACTATTAGTGGTCAAAGATATGACCTTTTCCAATTTGAAACATTAGGAGCAGGTAATTCAGCAAATACAAAAGTTAAAATTGGTATTACAAATATTAAAGCAGCTGGTTCTGTAAACGGAACTGATTATGGTACATTTACGGTCGTAGTAAGAGCATTTGGTGATACGGATAAGAAAAAGAATGTATTAGAAACATATTCTAATGTAAATCTTGACCCCAATTCTCCAAACTATATTAGTAGAGTAATTGGTGATAGAAAATTATCAATCAATTCCGAAGGTAAAATAACTGAAACAGGTGATTGGGTTAATAATTCAAAATATATTAGAATTAATTCTTTAACATTTAATTATAACGCACCCGTTCAGGCAGTTCCATTCGGACACGCAGCATATAAATTACCAATATCCGCATCAGCAGGTGTTGGAGCATTGATTCCTGCAGTAACATTCTCAACAGGTTCAGTTGACCAATCGGGAAGTCTTGCACTTTGTGGTATTAATTTGGATTTCAATACTGATAATTCAATATATTTGAAACCAATTCCAACAGGAGCAAGTGTAGGTTCTAATTCTGTATTTGGATTAGATTCACTTACTTCATTAACTGCGGCAACTACAAACTTAGCAGTTGGTGATACTAGAGCACAATTTATAGTTGGATTCCAAGAAGGATTTGATGGTATGAATCCGGCAACTCCAATTTATACTGGAGCAAATATCATTGCAGGTAACTCACAAGGATTTGATTTAACAACTTCATTAACTTCAGGTTCAGTAGCATATTCAAAACATATCGCAGCATTATCTAACGCTGACGAATTTGATATCAATATGGT